TTGCACACAATCAAATTGCATCTTCATTTGAAGTTAAGTTTTTTTTTGATCCCAACAATCCCGCCCACAAAGAATTGGCGTGTGTATCCCATTTCCATGAATTTACAATGGAGTTTAATGATCAATTAATAATCACAGGATTTATATTATCAAATCAATTCCGGGTATCTTCAACAAAAGAAATGGCATCGATATCCGGATATTCAAAACCTGGTGTATTAGAAGATTGTGAGATCCCACCAACACTGTATCCATTACAATCCAATGGTTTATCATTAAAACAAATCGCAACTAAAATAGTTAGGCCATTTAAACTTAATATAGAAATAAATCCCGCGGTTGCTGATAGAATGAATAAAACATTTTCCGGAACCACGGCCGGTGAAGGTCAGAATATAAAATCATTTTTAGCCGAATTAGCTAAACAGAAAAATATCATTATGTCTCATAATGTAAAAGGTGATTTATTATTTACTGAAACAAAAGCTGATTCAGAGCCGGTATTAGATTTTGATTTAACTAATGGGATTGATTCAATGCCTGGTACAACATTCACATTTAATTTTAATGGTCAAGGGATGCACTCACATATATATGTACAGAAACAAGCGGGTATAGATGGTGGAAATGCTGGTCAAAAGTTAATTAGAAATCCATATGTACCCGTTGTATTCCGGCCAACCACAATATCCCAATCAAGTGGTGATGATAATGATACTGATTTAGCGGCCCGCAGGGCATTAGCAAATGAATTGCGTAATATAAAATTAACAATCACCACAGATCGTTGGGAAATCAATGAAAAAATGTTATTACCAAATACTATAATTACGATATTTGCACCTGAATTATATATATATGTAAAGACTAGATTTTTAATCGAATCAATTGATTATGTTGGTAATGAATCAGTAACAACAGCCACATTAAACTGTGTATTACCTGAAGTATATACCAATGAAATACCTAAATCTATCTTCGCCGGAATTAATCTTTATCCACAACCACATATCTAATGCCAAATATTGTAAAAGTCATATCATCAATTATTGAATCGGGCGTTAGAAGCGTTAAGATTCTACGATTTGGAAAAGATGATATCCAAGAAGTTCGCCAAATATCACCTCATGGGATTGATTCAAACCCGGTAAAAGACCTGGTTGCATTATATATGGAAACCGGCGAAAAAGGTAAAACAGTAGTGGTTGGTTATATTAATAAAAATCAAGTTGCTGAGGTGGGTGAAACAAGATTATATGGCACCAATGATCAGGGAGTAGAACAAAATTTTATCCATTTAAAAGATGATGGCGAAATTGATATTGCAGTTGTTGGACAAAATTCTTTTAAATTAAAACCCGATGGTACCATTGAAGTATTGGGTGATGCTGATTTTATGGTACGTTTCGGACCATTACAAGCGGGATTTAATACATTAGTTTCGGATCATAACATATTATTAGGCGCATATAATATCCATGTACACCCAACTGCGCCAACCGGTCCTGTATCACCACCCTCAGTAACTGCATTTAGTTCAACAGCATCAATAGATGCATCAAAGATTGCAGAAATTAAAACCAGTTAATATTTAAAATTTAACTTATATTTGTTTAAAATGCATGGCGAAATAATTTATACCAAAGTAGATTTAGTAATGTTAGGCGGCCGTACGAAAGCCGCATTATTAGCTAATATAGCTAAGATCGATGCAGTTATTGATCAGTTACAAACCACCGCATTAAAATCGGTTACCACCGGTGATAAAGCATTATATGAATTAGATGATGGTCAATCGAAAATACGTGTTGAATATACAGATCTCACAATGGTTTCAAATGCCGTTGAAAAATATGAAATAATCCGCCAATATTATGTTAATAAATTAACGCCTCGTATGGTGCGTTTAGTAGATCAAAGAAATTTCAACCGTAGAAATATTAGATAACATGGAAATTAAATTATTTGGAAAAACGGTGTTGTCTATTGGTAAAGAAGAAATCCCAGAAAAAGAACCGTTACCACCATCTGAAGAACAACGCCATGGACCAGTTGGCGGCCATGCTGGTATATCATATACTAAATCATACGATGGCGAAAAGAATTTAGGTGAAATAGGCCCGGTTGTTGATTATAAATTATCATATGAGGTCCTACGTTTACGATCATGGCAGGTATATTTAGATAGTGATTTAGCACAAACGATCATAAAGAAATACATTGATTGGATAATTGATAAAGGATTGCGCGCAAATGCTAATCCATCAAAATTGGTATTAGAAAGCGAAGGCATAGATTTGGATGCTGAAAAATTCAATAATCTAGTAGAAGCCAGGTTTAATGTATGGGCGCGCTCTAAAAGTTCCACCATGAGTGGAATGAAAAGTTTTAATCAACAGTCAAAAATAGCCTTCAAAAATGCAAGTGTAGGCGGTGATGTATTGGTTATTCAGAGATTCATTGATAATACCGTAAAAATAGAATTAGTGGATGGATCCCATTTATCTAATCCTATGGGAATCCCATTAAATGCAGATGGCAGACGAATAAGAAATGGCATTGAATTAGATGAAAATGGAAAGCATGTAGCATTTCATGTACGTGTGCCAATAAAAAATGGTATATCTTTTAAATGGGAACGAATACCAGCGGTTTCAGAATCTACCGGATTCGTTACAGCATTTTTAGTATATGGGAATGAATTTCGTTTGAATTCGTATCGTGGTTTTCCCATCATCGCTACATCATTGGAAACCCTAAGTAAAATTGATCGGTATAAAGAGGCCGCCGTTGGATCAGCTGAAGAAAGACAAAAGATAGCATATTTTGTAAAGCATCAAATGGGTAGTAAAGGTGATAGTATATTAGGTGATCAATTGGCAACGGCATTAGGTAGAACGGATGAAGATGATGGTTTACCACGTGATCAAGCTGGTCTGGATCTAGCAAAAGATGTCGCCGCCACAACCAATAAAATGACTTACAATATGCCGATCGGTGCAGAAATGCAACAATTGGTATCTAACAATGAAATGTTTTTCAAAGAATTTTACGGTACTAATGCAGATATTGTTTGCGGCGCAGTTGGAATTCCACCGGATGTTGCATTTTCTATCTATAATAATTCATTTAGTGCATCCCGTGCGGCCACAAAAGATTGGGATCATACAATACAGGTCCGGCGTGATGATTTCCAAACCCAGTTTTATCAACCGATTTATAATTTTTGGTTATTTACACAGGTATTACAGGGCAAAATTCCAGCTAAAGGATATTTAAAAGCTGTGACAGATAAAAATATGATGATAAAAGGTGCATATGAAATGGTGAATTTTACAGGTCCTTTATTCCCACATATCGATCCGTTAAAAGAAGTAAAAGCAGAGCGCGCAAAATTAGGTTCATTGGGCGAGCATTTACCATTAACCACACAAGAAGATGCAACGCATAATCTAAATTCCGGTGATTCTGAAAGTAATACTTTGCAATTTTCTGAAGAAATAAAAAAGGCTGATGATCTTGATTTAGAAGCACCTGATAATTCTGCTAATACAATTGATTCAGCTGTTGTAGCAAAGGTTAAAGGCTTAATTGAAAGTGAAGAATCAGAAAGTGAAGATTAATATTCGATCGGCGGGTTTTTCATATGTTCCGGGTATTTATCAACCATCTTTTGAACTTCCATTTTAAGTAGTGCATTAACTGATACCCACATATTTCCACCAATATTATTTAATTTTTCTAATACATCATCAGGTATAAAAGTCATTCGCAATTCAGTTTGTTTTTTTATTTGCGTGTCTCTAGTTTTCGGTGGTGGACCCGTATATTCAGATGAATAGCTATCTACTATTTCCCGCATCATTTTACGCAATAATAGTGTTTGGGTTACTCCTTTATTGGCGGCAATATTCTTTATACTTTCACTTAAAAGTGGGCTAACATTTACAATTCTTAAATCCGGTTTGGGATTTCCTTTTGCCATTTAGCAAATATATAATTTTCCATTAAATGACGGCGGAAATTATTTGAATTTTATTGTAACTCGTTATTTTGGTTTCGAAATCATGGCGAAAGAATTGTTATTATATTTTCCAATCACCGCATTTAGTGCTGAAACTTTGATTGATCAAATCGAAGAAAATTCTGATGAAGATATTGTAATGCGCATTAATTCACCTGGTGGATCTGTATTCGCCGGTTGGGGTATAGCCTCAAAAATGAAAGAACACGATGGCGAAATTACTGTAAAGGTTGATGGTGTCGCCGCATCCATGAGTGCAATTTTATTGTTATTTGCTGATAAGGTTGAGGTATTAGATGTTACAAAAATAATGTTACATCGTGCCGAAATGTTTACAATGAATGATCAGGAAGTAAATGCAGAAATCAAGGCAAAATTAAAAAGTAAAATTGATTCAAAAAAATTAAAGGAACTTAAAGGCATTACAATAGATCAATTATTTAATTCTGAACAAAGAATTGATTTATGGTTAACTGCAAAAGAGGCCAAAAAAATCGGTTAATGCTTTGTTTTCAGGTTCATCTTTATCTTTCGATTTATCAGTACCTAAATTAGCAGTTTTTTCAGCCTCAGCTTTTAATTTAGCGGCAATAGCTTCAGGTGTTTCACCACCTTTATCATCCTTATTATCACCTTTATCGTCGCCATCACCACCTTTATCATCCTTATCAACTACTGTTAATGTCGCGGAAATTTTATTGAATTTTGCCATATCAGTTTGTGAAATCTTTTCACCACCATCAATGCCGGCTTTCACCGCTTCAGAATCGACATCATTAAATTCCATCCATGCACAAACTCGATCTTTTTCTTCAGTAACTCCCATTGCCATTATTTGTGCATATAATTTTGGTTCACTTGCTAAAAATTCTTGTAATGTCATTTCATTTTTATTTTGTGGCGTATCATCCGCCGGTTTATCAAGTTTTGCCGCAATATCAAATACCCGGCTTTCAAATGCTTTCATATCAGTTGTGGATAACTTGTTAATTTTACCTACTAATCCGATTTTTTTTGGCCTCTTTTGCAGTTAACCATAAATCAATTCTTTGTTCAGAATTAAATAATTGATCTATTGTAATGCCTTTAAGTTCCTTTAATTTTTTTGAATCAATTTTACTTTTTAATTTTGCCTTGATTTCTGCATTTACTT